CCGTACAAGTCGGCCCCGTGCAAGTCGGCCCCGCTCAAGTCGGCCCCGTGCAAGTCGGCCCCGCTCAAGTCGGCCCCGTGCAAGTCGGCCCCGCTCAAGTCGGCCCCGTGCAAGTCGGCCCCGTGCAAGTTGGCCCCGTGCAAGTCGGCCTTCATATCTTCCCAGCCTTCGCAGTCCTCTTTGAGCCAGTGCTGGTGCTGTTCAACGATTTTGTTCAGTTCTTCTTGTGTCATATACTCTCCTATTTGAATTTCTCCGCCATCGCTCGGCACTTGTATTTCATTTCAGACCATCTTTCATTTGGAGAATCTTCAAATCGGTCTACTGCTCCAGCCCAATTCGCACACGCCTTGTACAAAGCACGTTTCAGTCTGCGGTTCTCGGCGTCCTGCTCAACAAGTTTCGCCTTCAGTCTCTCGTTCTCTGCCCTCGTCTGCTCTATCTCCTCCCAGTGCTGGCGGATTCCGTCATTCTCCGTGACACGCTCGCACAGATCGTGATTTAGGCCTTCAAGGTCGGCTATACGAGCCTTGAGTTCTGCGATGGCGTCATCCACACCTTCCTTGAGGTAGACATCCGCATCCGCAATAGTGCCGTAGACGTGGATAGTCACATCCCCCTTGTATGCTTTCAGTTCGTCGAACTTCATTTTGCCTCCCATTTTTCGCATCCGAAGCTGCGGCGGTCGCGCTCGGGCATGCCTTGCTTGCACTCGCACCAGTATTCGTCACCGCCCCATCCCTGGCGCGTGCAGATTTTTCCCTCGTGCCTGCAGTTCAGGCAGCGCTTCTCGTCTTTCATTTTAGGCCTCCCACGTGATTATAAAGTATTGTTTGTCATATTCCGCGCCCCATTCAGGTCGGCCCGTGCCGATGCGGATTTTCGGATTCTTGAGCGTTATCTTCGGGCTGTCCGCACGGTAGCCGTTGCGAAGTACGAGCAGGTCGAAGTCCTTCTGGAACTGCTTCGTGTGGAATACCTGGGGACGGTCGAAGTGGTAGGGCTGCGGAGGTACGCCGAAGAACTTTTGCATTTCGGCGTAGTTGTAGAGCTGGTGGAAGTAGTGGTCCTTGATTTCCCGGTACTCTTCCTTTTTCTTTCCGTCCCGTATCATAGAGAACCACGGTTCGGCGATTGTAAGCGTGAGCGTCTTCATTTTCCTCTCCTGGTTTTCCATGCGTTTTCCATCCTTTTCTTTTTCAGTTCGGGGTCTACGGTCTCGTTAATCTGTGTGCGGAGCCTGCCGAGGGCGAGCCCCGCTATGCACGAGGCGCGGTAGAGCGGGTCCTTCTCGTAGCGTTCCTTCGTCTGCCTGCTCGGTGTCATGCAAACGAGGTTCGACACGTCCAGGTTGTACCTGTCGCCGTCCTTGAACACGACCACCTTGCGGCCCTTTATGGGGCCGTGGGCGCGCTCGTAGAGCACCCTGGCGAGGCTTTCCCGCTTGCCGGTGGTGCAGCGCCAGTAGTATCCGGAATCGTGCCACGCGTAGTTCCTGCCCTCGAACACGATGGTCTCGGCCCGTTTCTGCAGGGAATCCGGGTTCACCTTGATTCCGGCCTTCCTGGCAATCTCCATCACGGTGGTGTAGGAGATGCCGTACTTCCTCGCGGTAGCCCGCACCTTGCCCGTCTTCTGCAGTTCCCTGATGACGGAGCTCGTGACGTAGGCGGCCTGCTCCCGCTGCGCCTTGTAGGACTTCTTCGTGACCGGGCAGAAGCAGATGCCGAGCCGGAACGCCTTCGTGTAGGCGCTCTTGAGCTTCCTTCCTGGCGGCAGGATGTTCTCCCGCAGCATTGCGATTTCCGCCTCTGTCCAATAGTTGATCATGCTATCCCTCTGTTGCGAGTTTTTTCAGTTCAGTGTCCAGCTTTACGGCCGTGGCGAAGTGCGCCTTGCTGTCCCTTGCGAGGTCTGTCGCCCTCTTGTGCATCAGCGTCCCCTTCGTAGCCTTTTCGAACTTGACCGTGGCCGAGTAGATGGCTTCGAAGTATTCGTTCCGTTCGTTGTTGATTTCGTCGAGTCTGTCATAGAGGGCGAGGCACTTCTTGGCCAGTGCTACTTCGAGTTCGGAGTTACCCCCCCCCGTAAATTTTGGTTTACAATGTTTTGGCAGTCGGTCTTGGAAATCTTGATGAGCATGTCATTCTCCTTTGAGTTGCTTGTTTTCGGTTTCGAGTTCCCTGATTCGGTTCACGAGCTGGTTGCGCTCGACCATGAGCGCGTCGTAGGCGTGGTGCCACTTGCCCACATCGTTTTCCAGCTGGCGGGTGTAGGACTTGTATTCTTCGATCGTCTGCATGCTAGAAGTCCGCCCTTTCCCGCTTCGACGGGATGTATTTCATGCCCTGCGCCTCGAGACGCGCCTGCTGCTCCTGGAGGGCCTCGCGGGACACCTTCGGCTCGATTTCGCGAAGGTCGGAGCCGAACGCGGAATCCACGGGGATGAAGCCGGTGGCCTTCACGAAGTTGCAGGCTTCCTTGGCCATGTCGCACACGCCCTTCCCGAGCATGGCGATGGTGGCGCCTTCCTGCGGGGAGATTTTCTTTTCCTTGAGGTCGCGCATGGCGTCGAGCATGAGCGATGTCGCCTGGAACATGGCGGACCTCGGGCGTTCTTCGTTACTCATCGTCGCCCTCCTTTTCTTCGTCGTGTTCGCTTTCGGCATTCTTGCGGCTCAGTTCGTCCTCGACTTCGTCGTCCACGGGTTCGGCTTCCTTCGGGTCGCCGTAAGTGATGACGGAGTACATCTTCCGGAGAATGTCGATATCGTAGGTTCTCTCGAGGATGTGTTCGACGCTGCCGAGAACAGCGTCGTGGATGTCGCAGGGCCTGACCTGGTCGTCGATGTCGGAAAGTCCCGCGCAACGGTCTTCGCCGTTCTTGATTCCGAGAATGTCGTACTGCGATTCGTCGATTGTATCGTCAAGGTCGTAGCAGCAGAAGAGCAGCAGTGCAATCACGTCATCCTTGTCGCCTTCCTGGATCTTTTTCGCGATGGCCTTGCGGAGACGGATTTTCGTCATGTCTTGTTTTGTTTCGCGGAACCGGAATTCCTTTCTTTCTTTTGCTTCTTCGGCCTCGCGTTCCTCTTCGGTCATTTCGTGGTAGTCGGGCAGGTCGCGCTTGTCGAAGTATTCGAACGTCTTGAGCGTAGCGGCGTCGACAAGGATTCTCTTCTGGATGCCTGCTTCCTTGGCCTGCTCCTGCCCCTTGCTGTCGTACTTGCCGATTTCAAACTTGTCGGCTTCGTCCATGCAGTCTACACCGTAACTGGAGAACTTGCCGAGGCGGGCGTTCCTGCCTTCTTCCTGGAGTTTCTTCACCTTAGCTTCGGCTGCCTTTTTGGCCTTGCGTGCCCAGCAGTTAGGGTCCAGGCAGTAGGCCTTCGGTTCGTTCTCGAACAGGTCCGCCTGGCATGAGCTGCAATTGTCGCACTTGAGGCAGGCTTCGTGCTCGAACGGTGCGTGGCTCAGGTCCTTGTGGTAACGGTCCAGGACTCCGTCGATGAAATACTTGTCCGTGCGGTAGCAGCTTTCGAGCTCGCGCTTGAAGACGTTGTCCGGGAGGTCGGCAATTTTCGCGGCCGCGTCGAGGCCGATTACGCCTTCCTTGACCTTCTTCAGCACCTTGTCGCCGGCGTCGGCGAGTTTCTTGCGGACCAGCACCCAGCGGAGCGTGCGGCCGAACTTGCGGGCCACCTGCTGCACGGTATTCTTCTTGCTGACAAGGAATTTCACGGCCAAGCACTCCTCGTAGGGCGTCATGTCCATGCGGGTGACGTTCTCGGAGAGCGGGATTTCGTCGAGACCCTCGGAATCCTTGTCCATCACGTGGCAGGGAACCTTCGCAAGCCCGATGCGTTTCGCGGCCGCGAGCCTGCGGTGTCCCGCGACGACGCGGTACTGCGTCGGCATCCCGAAGTCGTTGGTGACCGTGATGGGGTTGATGATACCGTGCGCCCGGATGGACGCGGCCAGGTCGTCGATGTCGCCTACCTGGCGGATGTTCCCGTTCTCCTGGATGTTGTCCACGGCGATGGTGCGGAAACTGTATTTGCGTTCCTCGTCGCCTTTATTTTCGGGTCGTGCGTCCTTGACGCTCATGGTGATTGTCTGTCTTTTCATAGCGTGTCTCCGTTTGATGTGTGATTGTTCGGGCTTCCGGGCGCGGAATTCGTGTGTGTTGATTTGGCAATGTATGTCATGCGCCCATCGGCCCTAGAGGCATCCGGGGAATCGGACCCCGGGACCACCGCGCGGAACAAAAAAGTCCAATATGGATAAAAACGCGTGGTGGCCGCACCGAGCCTGCCGTGGTGCCCCTTTTTCCCCAGCGGAAGGGGCCACTCCGCTCAGCCGGAGACACGGCTAGAAGGGCAGGTCGTCATCGTCGTCGTAGGACGGCGATCCGTACGCCTGGGCGTCGCTCTGCGCGGGCTGCGCCTGCTGCTGCGGGGCGTAGGGGTTGCCCTGCGGTGCGTATGGGTTCGGCTGCTGGTTCCTGGGCGTGAACACCTGGAACGTCTCGAGGTTCACCTCGGTCGCGTAGCGCTTCTGGCCGTTCTGGTCGGTCCAGCTGCGGGTAGCGAGGCGGCCTTCCACGTAGAGGCTCGTGCCCTTGCGGATGCCGAGCTGCTCGACGATGTCGGCCACCTTGCCCCAGCCTACGACATTGTGCCACTGCGTCTCCTCCTTCTGCTCGCCGTTCGCGTCACGGTAGCGGCGGCTGGTGGCGAGGGAGAACGAGACGCACTTGCGGCCGGACTGCTGGCCGAGACGGATTTCCGGGTCCTTGCCGAGGTTCCCGATGAGCATCACCTTGTTCAAATATGCCATGGTAGTCTCTCCTTTACTTCATGTTGAGGGTGCGGGCCTTCGGCTTCTGCTCGATGGTGTCGGGGAACATGTCGATGATCTTGTCGACGGTGAGGCCGGAGCACTTCGACATGGCCGTGACGGTCACGGTGTCGAGCAGGGCGTCCTTCGAGACGAGTTTCTTGTTCACGAGGATGTTCGCCACCACGGCGCCAGCGCCGGGCTTGAACTCGTAGGTGTAGGACTGCTTGTTCCACTTCACGTTCGGCGGGAGTTCCTCCTCGGTGCCGACGTTGTAGGTGTGCTTCAGCACCTCCTTGATGCTGGCGACGGTCTTTTCCATCCACCTCATGGCCTCGTTCAGTTCGCGGAAGGCCGCGGTCTTCGCGTTGCGGGCCGAGATGAAGGCGGGGACCTCCTCCTCGGCCATCTCCACGCCCGCGTGTTCCAGGGCGAACCTGTAGGCGTCCATCGCGCCCTCGCTGAGTACCATGTTCCCGAATTCCTCCGGGCGGATGATCATTACTTCCTTGCTTGCCATCTTATACCTCCTCTTCGGTTGCGGCGTTGACCGTCGCGGTCACGTCGTCGATAAACTTCTTGCGGTCCGCGGACGTCTTGATGTCCATGATGCCCTTGATGCCGTGGTTCCTCATGAACGCGTCGAACGCCTGCGGGTTCCTGTCGCGCAGCTGCATGCACGCCTTCTGGTAGTTCGCGTCCTTCTCGGCCTGGCTCTTCGCCTCCACGGCCTCCGGCTTCTCCTGCGCGGGCGCGTCCTCCACGGTGGCCTCGACGAACTCGGGGGCGGCCGCAGTCTTGCCGTCGTCGAAGTCATGGACCTCATCGGGGGTGTACATGCCCGAGAGGCAGGCGGGGAACAGAGCCCTCACGCCCTCGGAGACGCAGCGCGCCGCGAGCATCTGCGCGGGGAACTGCTGCCAGGTGTTCTTGCCGGTGAGCCCGGCCTTCTTCGCGCGGTCGATGGTCCAGGTGACGTCGAGCTCGCCGCCCTGCGGGTGCTCCAGGTGCAGTTTGCACTCGGTGTCGGAGCGCTTGACCCAGCGGACCTTGCCGCCGGCCTCCTGGAACGCCGAGAGCATCGCGTCCGCCTTCATCGCGGGGCGCCCCTGGATGATGTGGTAGCGTTCGGCGGCCTTGGCGGGGTGGAGCCCGTTGGCCTGCGCGATCGCCATGAGCGCGAACGCCTCGCTGCTGCTCTTGTATCCGAACAGCCCCGACTTGGCGAATGCCACGCTGAGGTTGCTCATGTCCTGCATTGTCATTTCGTTTGCCATGATTGTTTCTCCGGTTGATTGTGAATTCCTACGCCGCGAGGATCTTCGCCACGTTCCTGTCGTGCGCTTCCTGGGTGATCTCGCCGCTGGCGAGCATGTCGTCGAGCTGCTCCACCATGCACTGCTTGGCGAAGTCGGTTTCCTGTCTTTTCGTTTCCTCTGTCATTGTGTTTCTCCGGTTAGTGTGTGAAGTTATCCGAGTTCGGACATGGCCACCTCGGCCATGCCGGTGATTGCGCGCTGCCAGTCCTCGAGGGCGGACTTGCGGGCTACCGCGAGGCGCGTGAGTTCCTCCACGTCCTCCTTGCAGGCCTTCTCGTGCATGACCGCCTTCATGGCGTAGGTGCTCGCGGCCTTGAGCCACGCGATGTGCTCCTTGTAGTAGTTGCGTTCGAGGATGTCTATGTCCTGTCGTGTAGTTGCCATTGTGTACTCCTTATAAGATGATCGCGAGCACGACCGCGCCGACGATGGATGCCGCCACGGATGCGCCGATGAGTGCCAGCGCGACGGCGTTCGTGGTCCTGTACTCGTTTTTCTCGACTCCGTCGTGGATGCCGTCGGGGAACTCTACGCCCCGCTCGAAATGGACGCCTTCTCCCATGTTTTCCTCCTAGTATGTCGCCGCGAGCTGCCTCGCGAGCGCGTTGACTTCCCAGAACGAGCCGCCGCCGATGCGGACGCGCTCGACCTCCTTCATGACCTTGGCCCTCGTGGCGGCCTCGCCGTTCACGATGAGGTAGGCGCGGTCCTTCTCGCCGCGCGCCACGAACGTGGACGCGGACCTCGTGGACTTGTATTCCTTTTCCATCACTTGCTCCTTTCGGCTATGCGCTCGCGCGCTACCTGGTAGATGTCCTTCTTTGCCTTTGGCGGCCTGCCGCGGCGCTTCTTCGGCTCCGCATGGAAGATTACCTGTTCGCCTGCGTTCATGCGGCGTGCCATCTCCATGATGCTGGTGCAGGTCTTGACGTCCCTGGTTCCCTCGAGCCCGAGAGCCCTGAAAACTTTCTGGAGTCTTTCCATGTCCGGTCCGTATTCCGAATCGAATTTCATCTCTATGATCATGCGGTTCTCCTGTTGTTGGCCCGTGTACGGCACCACTGCCGCGCGAAGGCCTTCATGTTCTTGACCGTGTTGCCGTCGGCGTCCTTTCCGCCGCGTTCCTCGGTGGCCTCCCAGCATTCGCCGGCGTCTACCGGGTCGAGGCCGTCGTCGATGGCCCACTGGATGAATTCTTCCTTGTTGCGGAACGAGGCCCGTGAACGCACGGGGGCCGTGCTACTTTTCGCCCCTCTTACGGGAGCCCCCGTGCGCCGGCTTTCCCTAGCCTGGCCTTCCCGAGCCTCACTCAAAGTTTTGGCAGACGTGCTAGATTCCAGAATACCCGTGTTGCCACGGTGGTCACGTTCATCCTCGCCCTCGCGGGTGGAGGCGTCTGCCAAGGCCTTGACGGCCTCTGATGTTGCGCATCTAGCGCTTTCAGCAATGGGTGCAGGATGTACCAGATTTACAGTAGCCACGGAATTGCTTCCGCTGCGCCTTTCATCCCAGGCGTTACCGTTCGGGGCATCCTGCGGTGATTCTTCGTTCCCGTACATCTCGAGCCACTTCTCGTCCAGCTGCTCCTGTGTCGGGGACGTGACCCCTTCCTTCGCCAGCTGCTCGCGCACCCACTTCATCTGTCCGTTGCGCTTCTTCTGGTCGTTGAAGCTCCTGGCCTCGGCGAGGATGGCGAGCGCGTACTGGTCCGGGTCCTGCTCCAGGTCCTGATACTGCAGCGTGTTGGCGAAGCGGTTGACCCACTTCCACGCGGCGTCCCTGTCGTTGCGGACATCCCGTATCTGCCACAGCAAATGGCGGATGACGATGCGGACCTTCGTTATTTCGGTATCGCTAGCCATTACTTGCCCGAGACTCTCTTCCTGTGGTATTCCTTGACCGCGTCGATGACGATTGCCGTGTTGCTTGTCGGCTCGATGTTTGCCGCCCGCACTTCCCTGATTTCGTCGAAGAGCGGCGTCATTTCGGGCGGAAGTTTAACTCCGATAGTTTCAGCCATTGTTCTTTCCTTGGTTTCTCTATTTCAAAGAATTGGTTTTTGATACAAAGAATATAGTATTTGAAATGGAGAAAGTCAAGAACTTTTTTCTCTTTTTTAAAGAAAAATCTTCGCTAAATTGGAGAATTGGTTATTTTTAACGATATGGACGATATGGAAAACAAATTTTTACAGAAAGTAAACCTGGATTTACTCCAAAAAGAGACCGGAATGGACTTGAAAGAACTTGCAAGCCTAGCCGGAATCGGTCCGAAAGTTATCTACAAGTGGCAATACATGCACAAGGACAGCAGCAGGCCTGATTACAATGCCGTTGTCAGACTGCTTGAAAATGGCGCCACCGTGGAGACGCTGTTCGGCGTGGAATACAAGGGTCGCTCCGTCCCTGCCGAGGGGTCCGAGAACCCGGAATTCCAGGCGGGCGTGGTGAAGGTCCTTTCGGACATGAATTTCCGCGGGATTATCCGGGAAGAGGTCGAGCAGGCCATAGCCGACATGAAGGCGAAGGGCCAGCTCTAGCCCCGGAATTCGCCGGACTGCTGGGGCGTTTAAGCAAGTTTATGCAACCGCATTACAACCGCTTTTCGGTTGCTTTGCGGTGGTAATGCAAAACGATGCTCATATCATATCACCTCATTTCATTCCACTTCATATCATTTCATTCCATACCATATCATTGAGTCAATAACCATTTATCTCCCTTTAACCATCATCGTATATATGTAAATATCCCTCTACTCAACTCTACGCGCGCACGCGCGTGCGAGAACGAGGGGGTCTTACACACCGATTCTGTAGGATTCTTGCAAAAAGACGGAGAAAAACGGCTCTATCTCCGTCCGGCTCTCCGACATTAGCGATTTATGCGCGCCATGCGCTTTAGTGCATAGAGTGAAATTATTTCACGAAAACGATACAAAATGTTGATTTTTATGATTTTATTTCCCGATTCTGTAGGATTCTTGCAAAAACGTGTATAAAAATCGGGATTTTTTAGACATACGGCGACGCGCTAGCCGAGGGGGTTGGATATATGTTTTTTTCCGTGACGGAACGGTACGTTTACCGCCCTTTTTTGGTGCGTTTTTGTACGGAAATTGTCCTTTTCGGGTGCTTTTCTGCACGGAATCGTCACTTTTTGGCTCTAAAACGTGCCGGAAACGGCCTTTTTTGGAGCTTTTGGGATGGTGAACGGGTGTGCGGACGTTTTCCCACGCGCACGCGAGGGCTACCTCTTGACCACGTCGCTGGTGATGTGCTGGACGAGCGCGCCGGTGTCCACCAGCTCCTTCTTCATCGACGCCATGGCCATGTAGCGCTCCTCTCCGGAAAGCCTGTTCGCCTTCCTCATCTGCTTCGTGGAATTGGAGTGCCTCTTCGCCCACGAGAGGATCGTAGCCCTTGCGTTCTGCTTGTACCTGTCGTGGGCCACGGCCTGACGGAGTCCGCCTGCCGCCGCCTCCACCTCCACCTCGGCTGCCGCCTAGGGAGGTGACCGATGGTACCGTTCAGGACGGCAATGGACGGCGTGCTCGCGTTCGCCGCAAAGGACGTGCTGCCCCTTCTCCATAACGGGTTGAGGAAGCTCACGGCCTACATGGCGCTCGGGGCGCTCAAGTCGAACCCGGAACCCGCAGTGAAGCCCTACGAGGGCTTCCTGAAGATGACCGGGATAATGTCCGAGGACGGCCAGTCCGTGGACGAGCAGCGTCTTGCGTCGGCCTTCGCCGAAGCGTTCGCGAACATGTCCACGGTGGACTTCCTCGGGTTCACATTCACGGCCGACGATGCCTCCAAGCTCGTCGACCACGTCACTAAAGGAGCATAGCATGGACCAGGAACTCTGGAACTTCTTCAAGGACGCCTACTGCAGCCACCTCCGCGCCATCAAGGCCGAGGTGGAGAAGGACGGCGGCTTCTCGTGCCCGCAGCAGCTCGACGACTCGCTCGACTGCATCAGGGGCGTGAAGGCGCTGTACCGTATCAAGGCGATGTCGGAAGGCGTCGCCGTGAAGTAGGGCCGAACCTAGAAGGACTGGCCCGTCCGGCATTCCGGGCGGGTCATTTTTTGCCCTGGGTATGAGCCCGAGGAAACCCGAATGTGCAGGGCCGAACACGCGCAAAACGACATAAAGCGACATATCACGACACAACGCGACAACAAAATGAAGTAAATCACCCCCGACCCTGTCCGCGTCCGTTTTTATTGGGTAAACTTTTGGCATGGAAAATGCGAAGAACACAAAGAACCCGAAGAACGAGAACAAGGTGAAGAAGGGCGAGGAACTGCTCGCTGTGCTCACCGAAATCCTCAGCGACAACTCCAAGGTGCTCGAGCGACTCGACGCCATCGAAGAAAAACTCACGCGCGCCCTGCCGCCATCGCCGGGGCGCTTCACGAGGTTGTAGCCCAATGGCCCGCCTGGTACTCAACGGCGCACTGAAGCGCAACGTGGCGGACCCTTCCGCGAATCCCGTGGCGGGTCCGGCCGGACCGAGGTACGCGTTCATCGCGCACCCGGCATGCTGCCCGAAATGCACCGAGATGGACTCGCGACGCACCGGCCGACTCTACACAATCGGCGACACGTGGCGCATCTCCCACATCAACTGCCTCTGCTCCACGGTGGAAGTGCCCGCAGGCGTGGGCATGGACCCGCAGAGCGTCATCGGCTTCGCCACGAACCCGGTCGGCGGCATCCTCCGCCGCGGTTTCAACTTCGGCCAGAGCCTGGCGCCCGTGAAGCTCACGGCGGGCAACTGGGAGAAGGCCCTGGGCAAGGCCGCACGCATGGCCGAGCCAACGGTGGAAGGCCGCAGGAAGGTTCTCGCACGAGCAAAGATTACAGCCCAGAGAAAGGGCGCGTACCGCAAGGCCTACAACAAGGCCAAGGATACCTGGAACGACGTATTGGCCCCGCAGCCCAAACCGAAGAAGGCGAGGCAGCCTGCGGGAGCCGTGCGCGTCAGGAGGGCCCGTTCCGAGACCCCGATCTTCACTCCCACGGGACGCTTCGCCAAGGCCGCCAAGGTCGACGTGCAGGCCAAGAAGAGGAAGGCCGCGAAGGTTGCCGCGAACCGCAGGGCGTCGGGCGACACGAAGAAGTTGGCCCGCCTGTTCGGGGCATCCATAAGGTAAAGGCTCACCATCATGACATGCGGTAGAAGATGGCTAAGTCGAACTCAGGCGGAAAGCAGCGCAACCCGAACTCCCTCGCCAACCTGAAGAAGGCGTGGACGCCCGAGCTTGCATCCGAGATGGGCAAGCGCGGGGTCGTTGCGCGCATGAAGAAGAAATACGACCGGCACGTCATGAAGGACGACCTGGTCGGCACTTTGGGCGTCGAGATAGACGTCCCTCCCGAAATCTACGCCGCGCTGAAGAAGCTCGGCATCGAGGTGCACAAGAAGGAGCGCCTCTCGAAACTCATTATGCAGAAGGCGCTGCTGAAGGCGCTCAAGGACGGAAACACAGACCAGATGCTTCGCCTGGCCGAGTTCGCCGGATTCCGCGACGCGCTCAAGGTGGACATCACCGGCAAGGTGGACGAGCGCCGCACCGTGATAGTCAACTTCCGGAGGGCTACGCCGGAAGATGCCAAGTAGTGGACTGGTTCAGTGGCGCTGGGTCGACCCTGAATGGGAACCCGAGGACAACGACAGCCCGGAGTATTTCGGGGTGGACGCCCCGATGTCGCAGTTCCAGCTCGACTTCCTTGAAAGAATAAACGACCCGCTGCTCATCCTGCAGACGGGTGTCGGCGCCGGGAAGACCCGCGTGGCCGCGTGGACCATCGTGCTGAAGATGCTCGACGGGTGGCGCATCCTCGCCATCGCTCAGAACTCCAAGGCGCTCAAGATGGTGCTCTACCGGGACATCCTGAAGATCCTCATGACGCTGCTCCCGGACTACGACCCGTCCAAGTACTACAACAAGAGCGAGGGGCACATCGGCATGCCGCCCGATTTCGGCGACGCTTGCTGCGACGGTGGTACCGACGAGAACCCGAGCGGCATCCTGGGCTTTACCGAGTACGACGGCGTGGTGATCGACGAGGCGAGCCGCATCTGCCTCGAGATGCGCAACAACGCGGAAGACCGAAACCGCGGCAAGGGCATCGTGCCCTGGACCCGCTACCTCTCCAGCCCGAACATGGAACAGCCCGAGATGTGGTTCGCGGACGAGTGCCGCAAGCACCCGGACTGCGTCATCCACGCCACGAGCCTCGACAACGAGTTCACGACCGAGGAGTACAAGGCCCGCCTGAAGGAGCGCTACGTGGAGGGTTCCACGCTCTACAAGCAGCAGGTGCTCGGGCTCATCATCGAGGGCGACGGCACCGACGCCATCTTCCTCCGTTCCGTTCTCCAGAATTCCATGGGCATGCCGTTCAGCGACCGCTTCGCCATGACGATGTACTGCGCGATAGGGGTGGACTGCGCCCGCTTCGGCGACGACAACTCCGTCATCTGCATAAGGTTCGGCTACTGGTGCGGCGACCCGCTGAAGGTGCTGCACGGCCGCAACTCCTACGAGATTTCCGACGCCATCGACGACTTCTACGTGCTGGCCCGTGCCCGCAGGGTGACGGTGAGGCGCGAGAACATAGACATGGCCTACGGCTCGGGCGTCGTGGACGTGCGCCGGGAGAAGGGTCACAAGAACGTGAACGAGGTCGGCTTCGGCGACGGTCCCGCCGACAAGGAGCACTACCTGAACGCCCGCGCCGAGATGTACTTCCGGGCCCAGGCGTGGTTCAACGGCGGCGGAATCATCCGCGACGAGAAACTGGCCGAGGAACTGCGCGTGCAGCGCTACCAGATTGTCAAGGAGAACAAGTTCAAGCTCGTGGACAAGGAAGTCATCAAGGACGTGCTGGGGCGCTCCCCGGACCGCTCGGACGCCTTCGCGCTCACGTTCTACGGCGGCGGGCCCAAGGCCGACCTGGTGAACGTATCCGTCGGCGACCTTGTCGATGAAATGGAAGGGAAGGGCAGGAAGAAATCCAGCAAGCCGATAAGGAAGAAATTTGCAACGCGCTAGCGTAAACTACAGGAGAATACCATGGAAACGATGCCTATCACCGACAACAAGGTCGACGAGAACTGGGTCGACGCTGTCCTCCGGGAGAATGCCCGGAGGTCGGAGGCCCATCTTGCACTGACGCCGGAATTCGGCGCGCTCTGCATCCGGTTTTCCGACGCCGTCCTGTGCGACGAGAGGTTTGGCTTCAAGAACCTCGACAAGCTGACGAAGGCCGAGGCGTGCTGCAGGGTCTACCTGCACATGTGCGAGAACATCTCCAAGTACGACCGCGCCAAGTGCGACGCGCCGTCCAACTGGCTCTACACCGTTGCGAAGAACAGGATGTCGCAGGCCGTGAACGAGATTTTCCGCGGGCAGGAGGTGTCGGAGGCCGTGGCCGTGCTGGTGGGCACCGAGACGCTCTCGAGGCTCGACGGCATCGACAGGAACGCACCGGTGAAGAAAATCATGTCCGAGAAGATCGACGCCCTGAAGGACTTCAAGCTCGACAGGCGTGCCAAGGAATCCCTGTTCAGGCAGTCCTGGCGCGGGAACTGGTTCAAGCGCGACGGGCTGAACGTGCTCGAGCGGGCGAAGAAGCACAGGAGGATGCACGCGGCGAAGGTCGGCGTGCAGGCGTCGATTCCCGAACCAGTCCGCAACGGGCTGCTGAAACTACTGGAGGACCGTAAAAATGGACGAAACTGAAGAACTTGAACAGATCGAAGAGGAAGTCTCCGCGATGACCGAGGCCGAGCTCCAGGAGTACAACGACGAACTCGTGGACGAGGTGAAGAAGTTCATCGAGCAGAATTCCGAGCGCAACCACGACCAGGTGGAGCGCATCAAGGCGGACCGAGAGTTCGCCGCCGGGCAGCAGTGGGACAAGGTCGACCGAACGAACCGCGGCGAGAACCGCATCGAGGAGGCCATCCCCGTCGTCGAGAACCCCATCTCGGCGGTGGTGAACCCCATCTCCGCGCGCCCGTTCCGCACCTCTGCGGAAGTCAAGCCGGAGTTCAAGGACCTCTACGGCGAGGCCGTCGCGGAACTGAACGACCACCTGGCAGACATCCAGGATACCTTCGAGACCCAGGAGGCGAACGACTCCGCCACCTACGACGAGGTGTGCGCGGGGCTCGGCTTCGCCTACGCCACCACCGAGGAGAAGGACGGCGAGGTCGTGGTGGGCTACCACGCCATAGAGGACGTGACGAAGGTCATCTGGGACGCGAACGCGAAGTCCATGACCATGGCCGACGCGAAGCAGGCGGTCGTCATCGAGCTTATCACGAAGGCCGAGGCCGAGGAGCGCTACGGCACGGACATCTGGGGCGGGATGATGCCGGAATGGACCACGCTCGTGGACCTCGGCGAATACCTCACGATCCCGGACGGGATGGTGCCCCTGCTGACGTACTTCCGCGTGGAGGGCCACAGCTGCGAGTTCCACCGCCTCATCGGCGAGCAGGTCGTGGAGTCCGACCTCCTCGAGGGCGTGTCCCGCATCCCCATCATCGCATTCATCGGCGAGAAGAAGTGGTTCGGGAATGACCTCGGCATGTCCGGGCTCGTCCACAGGCTCCGCCCGATGCAGAACCGCGCCAACTACGCGAACAGCCAGCTGATGGAGCGCCTGTCGCTCCTGCCCAAGGTCTCGTTCATGGGCCCGGCGAAGGCCTTCGACGGCCACGAGGAAGAGTGGGCCAATTCCAACTACTCCACCGACGCCGCCCTGCGCTACAACACCCACGACGCCGAAGGCCACGAACTCCAGAAGCCCGAGGCGGTCGAGATGTCCGCCAGGGTGGACGACGTGCAGAGCGTCATCGACGGCTCGCTGCAGTTGATGCAGTTCGCGTCCGGCGTGTCTCCGACTGGCATCGTGGACCAGACCATCCGCGACCAGGTGACGGCCACCGAGTTCATGATGCGCACGGAGTCGAACCAGTCCAACGTGAGCCACTACCTGAAGCACACGAAGGAGTCCGTCAAGGCTGCAGGCAAGGTGCTGGCGCAGCTGTGCATCCTGGTCTACGGGCTCGACATCCCGGAGGGCGCCTACGAGATCAAGGTGGACGGCGGCTGCGTGGAACTCACCCAGATGGAGCAGGAGCGCAAGTTCCTGCTTGCCATCATGCAGTTCGTCCCGGAGAACATGAAGGGCGTGCTCGCCATCGGGCTGATGAACACGCTGGAATTCAAGCAGGCGCCCATCCTCGCGCAGATGATGGTGAAGCTGCTCCCGCCGGAAGTGCAGGAGGCGTTCCTGGGCGGCGACCCGAAGGCGGCGCTGGCGGCGGCACAGCAGCAGCTCGTGGCGCTCCAGCAGCAGAACCAGCAGCTCACGCAGCAGGTGCAGAACCTCACCATCGAGTCCCAGCAGCTGCAGCTCCGCTCGAAGAGCGACCTTGCCATCAAGCAGATCGACGCGCAGGTGCAGCTCCAGAAGCAGAAGATGGCGAACGACAACGCCATCATCCTCAAGCAGATGGAACTGCAGGCCGGTGCCGCGCAGGCCAAGTTCGATGCGCAGGTCGACGCCGCCGAGCAGGACAAGGAAATCGTGGCGGACGCGCAGGCCGCGGCCGCAAAGGCCGAGCGGGACCTGAACGCGGAACTCACCAAGGCCGAGGCGAACGCCCGCATCGAGGTCGAGAAGAAGGCCGCCGAGGAGGCAGCGAAGCCGCCCACCGTGGTGGTGGCGCCCCCTGCCATGTAGGAAGTTTTCTCCTTAGGTTGAAGCGAAGGTCCGCCTCCCGGAAACTGGCGGCGGATTTTTTTTTGCGCAAAAGTGCCGAAATCCGCAACGCTCCACAATACACTACCAGTAGGCGCGATTTTGCGCCGTTGACGCGGCGGCGGTAAACGCAAAGGAACACATGGCTGACGAGAACATCTTTGATGGCACTGCGGCAGAATCCGACGCAGGTAAAAATTCGGGTTTCCCGGAAGAAACAGCAGGCGACCGCGACGGCGGGAGCGGCGAAGCCGACAACGGGAACGGCAAGGGTGACAACGGAAAGCCCGGCCACGACGGTCACGGCGGCTCCAACATCGAATACACGCGGGAGTTCAAGGCCCGCATCGACCGCATGCGTCGTAACGAGCGTGCGCGATTCGACAAGGAACTGAAAAGCCGCGACGAGGCATGGGAGAAACGTATCAAGGAACTCGAGGCCCGCATCGGCGGAAACCAGCCGAAGGTCCTGAAGCGCGAGGATTTCAAGTCCGACGAGGAATTCGCAGCCGCGAAGCGCGAAGCCGCCATGGACGAGATCATGAAGCGCATCGACGAACGCTACGGCGCGAAGGCGAAGCAGGACGACGAGGCGAGGACGAAGCAGTCGGAGGCCGAAGAGTCCCAGCGCAAGTTCGCTCTGAAGTTCCAGGAAAGCATGCGCAGAAATCTTTCCCCGGAACAGCAGAAGGCGGTAATCTTCATCGCGAATGACGAGGAAGGCGCCGTCAATACGTTCCTCCAGTCCGAGGAAGGCTCCACGTTGCACAAGTGGCTCTTTGACGACTGCACCATCCCCGCGGACGTGATCCTCTACCTGGAGCAGAACGCGGAAAAGATGGAACGGCTGGCGACACTGTCGCCGCGCAAGCAGGTGGAACAGCTCGACATCCTCGAGCGCTACCTCGCGAAGGCCGCAGCCACGAAGAAGAGCCAGAAGGGAAACCAGGGAACCGACGAAGGGCCCGGAGACGAGGGCGGGAAAAAGCCGCCTGTCATGGGTGCGTTCGGAGGCTCCAGCCGCGCAATGACCGATTTCTCGCAACTCTCCGACGAGGAGCGTGTCGCGAGGCTTATCAAGACCATGCGCAAACGCTAAAGGCTCTTAAAAAAAGGATACAAAAATGGCTAACAAGTTTACTCTCCAGTCGTTCAACGACAGGATCACGGCCGCAGCCCTTGACGCTTCCAGCTTCATCAAGGAATCCAAGAACTGGGCGAAAGACCTCTTCAAGAAGGGTAGCCGTTCCGGCACCCGCGCCATGCTCTATTTCGACGGCATGGGTGACACCGAAACCTCCGACGACGTCGAAGGCAACGACGACTCCGGCCACGATGCAATGAGCATCGCCAGCATGAACGGCGACGTCAAGCAGTACGCCGTCCCGCTTGTCCTCGGCAACGCCAAGGGCAAGTTCAGCTGGAAGAACGTAGAGGCCCGCTTCAAGATGGGAACTCTCGACGACGATCTTGTCAAGCCGACCGCTAATGCGCTCGCCGAGAAGATCGTGAAGAAGGTCATCGACAAGGCCTACCTGCGCTCCACCGGCGTGATCGTGTCCGCCAAGGATGCATCGACCGGACAGTCCGGCAACTACCTCGCGCTCGCTTCCGCGGTCGCCTCCCTGCGCAAGATGCGCAAGGGCGTGACCCTCGTGGGCCACATCGACTCCGACACCATGGCCTATCTTTCCTCTCTGCCCGTTGTAGCAGGGGTGGGCCATTTCGACCAGCCGTCCGAAAAGCTCGCCGAATTGTACGGCGAGGCTGCCATCGGCACCTACCATCGCTGCCCGTTCATCGACGAGCCGTTCATGCCCGTCATCACGACCGGCGCCGCCCCCGGTGCAAACTGTGCCGTGAACGGCGAGGTAGACCAGGACGACGTCACCGAAGGCGCCGACACGATGGACATCGCCATCGACGGCATCGCGAACGGCGTGACCACCATCAAGGCCGGCTCCGCGTTCACCATCGCAGGCGTGAACCGCTGCACCGGTTCCGGCACGCCGCTTCTCAATACGCCGTACACGTTCGTGGTACAGGCTGACGCGACCGTCTCCTCCAACGCGGCCACCCTGAAGGTGCTCCCGGTGTACTTCACGGGCCTGGGCTACATCCCGACCGTGTCCGTCGCCAAGATTGCCGACAACGCGGCCATCACCTGGCTCACCGGCGCCAACAAGACCTACGCCGTCGGTATCGTCCGCTCCCGCGAGGCCCTCAACTGGACCCCGGTGGAATTCGAAGACATCGAAGGCTGCAAGAACGCGACCACCACGACTCCGACCATGTCGTTCCACGCCGCCTACGACGGTGACATCGACACTGCCGCCAACAAGGGCCGTCTCGACACCATCTTCAACGGCAAGATCGTGGACCCGCGTTTCGTGCGCACCATCTACTGGGAACTCTAACAGGACTTTGTCTCTTCGCAGGCATGTTCCGGGCTGGCTGGCTTTCGCCGGCCGGCCTTTTTTTCAAGGAGGACTGAATGTCCAATACCATCCGGAAAATTCTCGGCGACGCCTACAGGTTCATAGGGCTCGCACCCAACGGCATCCTCCACGACGGACAGGTCGGCGAGGGTGTCGACTTCGCGAACGAGGTCATAAAGAAGTACAACGAGTCGAGCCTGTTCCCGTTCGCCTACTCGACACTCGAGGCCACGGTGTCCGGCGGCTCCATGACGATTTCCCCGACTGCGGGCGAAGGCGTGACCGTGGGGGAGCCTCCCGTCGGAATGGCTGCAGCCTACTGGAAGCGCTCCGAGACCGACCTCATCGACCTCGAGAAGATTGACTACAAGGACATCTTCCGGATGCGCAATTCCTCCTCGAGTCCGGAGTGGTACTCCATCGTGCCCGAGACGGACAACCGCGTGAGGATCCACTTCGACGCGCTCGGTACGTTCCGCGTGTTCCTGGTGTACCCGAAGGCGCTCCCAACTCTCGAAATTGACGACACGTTCGTCGCCCCTGAAATATACGAGCAGGTCGTGAAGTACGGCGTGGCCGTGCGCGCAGCCACGAAGGCGGCCCTGGAGGATTCCGTCATCGCGAACTACCAGAAGCTGCTGGACGACGCCGTCCGCGCGGTCATTAACGGCAACGCGAGCAAGAAGCCCGTGAAGCGCAACCTCCGCAGGACGTACGACAGGCACGCCGAGTTCATGTGCCCGAGATACGGGAGGTAGCCCATGCCGTCAGTGATTTCCGTTCCCGGTTTCCTGGGCGGGTCGAACAGGTCCGACGTGGCCATGGACTCCCCGGAAGAACTGCTCAACATGTTCGTCGAGAAGAAGGAGGTCGCGGAGAACCGCGGCTACACCCCGAAGGTGCTCCGCTCCGTGGAAGGCGAGCGCGCCGTGCTCGAGTTCCCCTGGGAGAACCGCATCGGCTGCAGGGGGCTCTTTACGGCCTCCGACGGCTCCATGTTCGCCGCGTTCGACTCTGCCGTCTACAGGGTCCGCAGAAACGATTCCGGAGACCTTGAAAGCTCCATGGTGGGCGAGCTGGCGAGCAGGCCGTCGCAGGTCGTGTTCGCGGAGACGGGCGGCGTGGACTCGCACGTGGTGTGGGTGGACGGTTCGCCGTTCCTCTTCGCCTGCTCGGTGAAGACCGGGACGTACAGGCAGTTCCGCACCCCGCTGCGCACGTACAAGTCGGCGGACGGGACCGACATCGGCGTGGCGTATTCCACGCCCACGCACGTCGTGTGCATCTCCGGCGTCATCTGCGTGAACGACAGCGAGAACGACACCTGGTACTACACCGACCCCTACGTGCTGGGCGGCACCACCTATACGCGCCAGGTCTACCGCCTCGTGAACGGTCAGGTGCAGTACGGGCCCGACGGCGTGTCGGTGCTCACCGATACCGTGCCCATCGATTCCGAGGCCGACAACGGAGTGGCCTACCTGTGGCTCGACCGCTACAGCCTCCCGAAGTTCCAGACGGCCGAGTACGTGGCCGACAGGATTACCGCCATGACGGTGTGCAGCGACCGCATCTTCTGCTTCGGCGAGAAGTCCCTGCAGGTCTACACGCCGACCATGACGGAGGACGCCTACGGAAACTCCTACTCGGTGTTCAGCTCGACGGGCAACAATACCCGCGACAACGGCGCCGAGATCGGGGCCACGGTCGCCACCCTGGGCGGCCGCGTGTTCTGGCTCGGTTCCAGCACCATCGGCGACCATTCCGTGTGGGCGAGCGACGGCGGCGCGCCCGTCCGCATCTCCTCGAACAGCATCGAGCGCGAGCTGCGGAGTCTCGGCAACATCGGCGACGCCTACGGGTTCGCCTACGCCTACAACGGCCACCAGTTCTACGTGCTCACCGTCCCGGGCGCCGACAGGACGTGGTGCTACGACATGGCGACGCAGGAGTGGTTCAACCGCTCCACCCGCGACCCGGTGAACGGCAGGGACCGCTACTGGGCGCCGTCCTTCGCCGTCGCGGCATACGGGGACATCTACCTGGGCTGCTACTCGGCGCAGTTCCTGATCCGCATCGACCCGGACAAGTTCACGGACTTCCGCGACAACCCGGTCGTCAAGCGCCGCACGTCGCCCGTGTTCGTGAAGGACTTCGCCCCGTTCAGGCTCGACGCCTTCTGGATCGAGTGGAACACGGGCACGACCACGCAGAACCTGCCGACCGGCTCCGCGTCCAACCCGACGGCAATGCTGGAGTGCAGCAACGACGGCGGGAACACGTGGGGCATGGAGCAGTGGGCCTACGGCGGGCGCATCGGGCAGTATTCCTGGCGCACCGAGTGGCGCGGCGGTTTCCCCTGCGGGGGCTGCCAGCTGCCGCGCATGTACGTGCTGCGGCTTACCGTCAGCGACCCCGTGAAGGTCGTCATCACGGCCGCGAAGATGCAGGTCACCGCGTCGAGGAGGCCCTGATGCTCACGAGGGTGAACCCGAAGAAGGTGTTCGAGCGCGACGGGCAGGCCGTCGCGGAAATTCAGGCCGCCATCGAGGGCGACTGGGGCCGCGAGGCGCAGAAGGGGCTCCGTGTCGTGAGCCTCGGCAAGTGCCGCATCATGTCGGGGCTGTTCGGGCCAGGCGTGACGGCCGTCGAGGTGCCTACCGCCGAGGAACGCTACCCCGCGTACTTCCACGACAGCGAGGGGCGTTCCGTGATGGTCCCGGTGGAGCCCGGGACTCGGCTCGTAAAAAAACCGGAAGAATTCGAGACCGGATTTGCGTTTTTTGCAGTGGTCTAGCGTAAACTACAAGAGAAAGTACAAAAGAGAGGTTTAAAATGGCTGGTGAAGCATTGAGCGGAGCAGGCACGGGCGCATCTATCGGCACCCTCATCGCTCCCGGAATAGGCACGGCTATCGGCGCCGGGGTAGGTGGCCTCCTCGGGTTCCTGGGCGGCAACAGCGCACAGAACAAGCAGTCCGAGGCCATCAACAAGGCGCTCGGCACGCTTGACGATGCGAAGGGTTACATCGAGGACGCCAAGACTCAGAACACGGAACTCGCGAACCAGGGACTCGGGCTTGCCGGTTCCCTGTGGGACCCGGATGGCACGCTCGTGCAGAACTACAACGACGCGCTCGCCGGCATCGAGGGCCTGCAGGGGTACAGCGTGGGCCCGGACAGCCTTTTCAGCTACGACAAGACCATCCAGGATTTCTACGACCCCGCGTTCCAGCTCTCGGTGAACATGGCGAACGACGCCATCGGGAACTCGCAGGCATTCGGCGGGAACATGTTCTCGAGCGACACCGCGAACAAGCTGGCGGCGAAGAACAACGTGCTCGCGACGCAGATGTTCAAGGAGGCCCGCGACGCGATGAACCAGGACAAGGGCCTGGAGCAGTCCATCTGGGCTGGCAACGAGGCGGCGAAGCAGGCGGCGGCGAATTCCGCGGCCGACATTGCGGGCATGCGCCTGAACGCCTACGGCACGGGCATGAGCAACCTTTCGAACGCTCAGCAGGGCTACATCGGCCAGCTGATGGGCATCAACAGCGACTTCGCCGGCGACATGACGGACTACCTCGGCACGAAGGCCGGGATGCAGTCGCAGGACCCCGGCGAGAACGAGTGGTGGGACATCTTCGACCTCTTCTAAGGAGTGACTATGGCAAGAGTTTTCAACGGCAGTATCTGGGGCAACATCGGCGACAGCATCGCCATGCAGAACGCGCTCCGCAGGCAGGAAAACAGGGAGGCCCTCGGCGGCCTTCTGGACGCCGCGAAGTTCATCGAGAAGGTGAACGCGAACCGCAACACGCGCGACGCGTGGCAGAAGTATTTCGCCGACCGGAAGGCGGCAGCAGACGAAGCGTCCGCGGAAGTTCCCGAGGAAATCTGGGGAGGCGTTCCGTCACTGGATGGAAAAGACGCTGTGAACAATGTAGTGAGGTTCGGTTTCGACCCGATGAATGGGAACGTTTTCGAACTCGAGCAGCAGGACGACAATTCGGACGGCGTCGAAGGCTCTATCTGGGAACCGTACAGCAATAATATCCTCGACGGGTTCGACCGTGCAGAAAGCGGAGCCAGCAAGTTCATGGAGACATTCGACCCGAATACGGCCACGCCTGAAGAAAAACGCCGCGCCCAACGCATAATCGGAACTACGGCGGACGGATCCTGGGGGCCGAAATCCATCGCCGCCTACAAGAAGTACATGGGGGTATAACATGGCAGCAATCGACGACCTCATCGACGAATACCTCGGCACGGCGCTTTCTCCGGCCGAAATGCGCGACCTGGCCATGCTCCAGGTCGAGAACGCATCCATCCAGGACGACGCAGTCCAGAAGGCCGTGGCGAACGCCCAGGGCGTGGAGACGCGCAACCGCTCCGCGCTGGAACAGTATCTCGTGGCGGCGGAACAGCAGGCCGCCGCGGAATCGCAGAAGGCCCTCGAGATGGCCCAGCAGCGCCTGAACGCCATCGACAACAACATGTCGCTCATCAGCACAACCGTCGGCGTGGGCAAGGAAGGCAAGCAGAAACTCAAGAGCCTCGAGGCGGAGCGTCAGGCCATCTTGCAGGCGTTCCCGCAGCTCGGAAAGGCTCCGGAAGGCTCAGTCTCTATGGTGGACGACAACACCTTCGACATCGCGAAGATGCTCGAAAGCAAGGACTACTCCCCGGAAACCATCGCGAAGCTATTCGAGACTAACGACTGGGACATCTGGGACCAGGCTCTGCGAACCGGCGACCTCGACCTCTACCAGGCCATGCTCGACGCCAAGCTCGGAGCGCTTCCGGATGGCATGGAGGGCAAGATGCGATACACTGTCGCAGGCATGCCCGAAATCTCGAAGGAGCTGATGCTCAACGACAAGTATTCACGACTCCGTCCGATCCTGAGCGGCGGCACCCAGGGCGACCTGAAGAAGAAGGCCCGCGACGAAAAGGCTGCCGCAGCCAAGGCTGCTGCCGACAAGGAAGAACAGAAGAAAATCGACGATTACACCGCCGAGGTGGGCCGTGCGCTCCTGGCGAACAATTCCGTGACGAAGGCCAAGTACCAGACCAAGGAATTCAAGGACAAGGTGCGCTACCTGAAGAAGAAGAACCTGCTCAAGCCCGAAGACGAAAAGAAACTCCGGTACATTGGAGACATCTAATATGGCCGAAACTGCAAAGAAAGCCCCCTATGGTATGATCCTCGATGCGGTTGAAAACTCGCAGCTCACCGACGAGGAAATTGCCAAGCATTTCCCTAATATCTGGTCGTGGTTTAATTCCGCGTCAACGGCGGAGGATAGGCAAAAGCGCTTTGACATGTTGCTCGGAGACCCCGATATGCAGAAGGAGCTCCGCCAGTTTGACGACTTTGCAGATTTCGATTTTAGCCAGTTCAAGGAACCGCCCAAGGAAGCCTTCAAGAAGGGCGACCTTGCCACCGCAAGCATGAAGGACGTCAAGAACTTCTACGACCGTGCAAAGCGTACAATCGACCCGAAGGGGCGCCTCGGCAAGACGGAACTCTACGATACGGCTGGCCCGGGAACATTCGAGCAGCTGGAAGAAAAAATCGGCCCTGATTACGAGGGCGACTGGTTCGGCAACCTTCTGGACGAGTTCGGCTATCCGGACACGCCGGAAGGCATGGAACAGCTGACGCAGGATTTCCAGGCTGCACTCACCAGGACCAAGAACTCCAACGCTGCGGAAAAGTATGGCAGCGCCAAGGCGCCGCTGAAATTCCTTTTCAAGAACACGTTCGACGTGCTGGAAGACGGCAAGAAACCGACAGCCGGCGACGTGGCCGTGGATGCGGGCACGAATGCCGCCATGGCCATCCCGGCGGCCAAGATGTTCCCCATGCTCGGCTCGGCTCTCCGTGTCGTCCCCAGGGGCGCCCAGGCTGCGGAAATCGTAGCAAAGGCGAATACACCGAGGACCATCCTCGGCAGGGTCGGCAAAAACGTGGCAACGGCAGCCGCAGTTCCATCGGCATCACAGGCGGCGGATTTCGCATTCGGCACCGACACCGAAAAGGAAAAAAAGGAAGGGGCGCTGGGCCGTGCCGTCGCGGCGGGCACCGGCACGTTCGTGAACATGGCGACCCCGTTTTTGCTTAACATGTTGCCGGGTCGTGTCCTTTCCATGACTGGCAACGCAGGGCTCAACAACAAGGACGCCCAGGTTGTGCGCGAGACGCTTGGCGACGTGATATTCAACGGCGGGCGTGCTAGTGCTGCCAGGGCAAAACTGGCAGATCTTGCCGACGATGCAGCCGCTAAAAAAGATGTGGCGATCGAGTTCGCCAAAAAGCTCTCGGGCAAGAACAGCGCCACCACCGAAGAACTTGCGGAAATCGCCGCAGGGTTCGGACGTAGGCTTGAACAGCCGGCCCTCAACCTGGCCCGATCCATTGACAGCAAGGGCGGAAACGTGGACGCCGGCATCATGGAATTCCTGACGTCCGGCAAGGATAATATCCTGGAAATGCAGCTCGAAAGGCTGGCGCAGCAACCGACAAACGCATTGACGGCCATCATGCCGTATTTGTCGGCATACGGCGTGAACCGCGCAGGTACCGGAAAGGTGGCCGATTACGGCAAGCGCATGCTCGGGCGGTACACCAACAGGTTCGTCGAGGACGACGAGGAAGAATAAAACAAGCCCCCGTGCGGGGCTTTTTTCTTTATGTGTCGGCAGGAATTTGCAACGCTTAGCAATAAACTACAATGTATGCAAACCTTTTTCAACCCGACAACGCCGTTTTTTGACGGAGAAGGCCACCTCCTGGTGGGCGCAGCCGTCTCGTTCCTCGATACGGGGACGAGCGGTTCCCTGATCACTATCAAGGACAGCGACGGCGTCACGCTCCCCAACCCCCTCTATACCGGCAGCGACGGCCGCATGAGGCTCGATAACGGCAACGGTGCGCCTGCCGTGCCCTGTATCGCCGACGGGCTCTCCTACAAGGTCGTCGTGGCCCGCAGGACGGGCGTGGAGCCCGTCTACGTCGGAGGCATCCTCCAGAACGCCGCGGAACTCTACGAGGAGCCCTACATCGTGTTCGTGGTGACCGCGATGGGCAACGCGGAAGGGGAGGACCTGAACACGACATGCGTCGGCAGCATCGCGGAAGTGCGCCTCGTAGACAAGGCCATCGGGACCGTGGTGTGCTCCGGGTACTACTCGGCGGGCGACTGTCCTGCCCGCGTTTTCAAGTGGGTCGATTCCGTGAACCCGCCGGCAGACAACGCCATCAACGTCCTGCGCAACCCCGACGACGCGTCGGGCTACTGGAATATGAGCGAGCCCGAGGGCGGGCTTTGGGACGTGCGCATGGCCGGTTGCATGACTTCGAACACCCCAGCCGTGAACGACCAGTGCCTCACGAGGCTCGTGAACGTCATCGACGCGTCGAGCGGGAATTCCAAGGTCGCGACGGTCTACTTCCCGGCAGGGAACTGGCTGCTCGACAGCGGGTACACCTTCGCGTCGCTCGTGCTTGAAGCGGGCGCGAACCTGAAGCCCGCGGACAATAGCGCAGACCGCACTATCAATGCAGCCCGCCTCGAGAACAGGGGCGGCACGTTCCAGGCATACGGGACCGCGTCATCTGACAAGCGCATCCTGATAGTTACCGGGAGCGCCCTGCGGACCTCCTGGCTTAAGGGTACGCTCAACGACTTTCTCACGGCCGCGGTAATCGCTGCCCCGGAGGAAATCATCTTCGACGCTATCGACAGGGTCGGCGGCTCCGGCGTAACCATCGAGAACAAGGTCGTAAGGGTCTACAAGGGAGTATCTATTCCGTCCAGCCCGAGCGCGGTCAAGTTCTCCGACTGCTTCGTGATGTTCTACGGGAACGGGAAGTTCTACTCCACCGAGTTCCACATTTCCGGGAACAACGAGTCGCTAGGTATCGACATCGACGGGATCAAGATGGGCGACAGCACCTCGAACGTGGAAGTCAACCACGCGGGCGTGGTCGCGAAGAACTCCGACGAGTCCTACGTGATGAACCTGGACTTCCAGGCGCTCGAATTTACTGCAGGGCAGAAAACCGGAACCTACGACAGCGAGAAGGTGCACCTGGTAATACAGCAGCAGGGCAGCGCCACGCTTGACATATCCGGGCTGGAAGCTGGCAAGGGGAACGACTACATAGAAGCCAAGACCGACGGAATCGCCCTTCACATCGAGGACGACGTGGACGATACGGACGTGACCATCGACGAGGACGGCATCAAGTTCTCGAAGGATTACTTCGGCCACGTCCACTGGGCGAAACTCGACGGGCAGGGCATCGACTCCGACCTGTGCCTGGGCATAAGCAGCGGCTCGAGGTATCCCTGGATAGTAAAGACTGTCGAGAACACCTCTCCCGACATCGACGACTCGGTATTTACCGGGGTGGCAGACGGGCACGTCATCGTCAAGGCATACCACACGGGAGACAACTCCACATTCGTCTCGAACGTTACGGCAAACCCGACCGATGGGCGTGTGATCCGAATCGTCTACACTAGCGACTCCGTCCTCATGGGAACGCGAGATCTTGACAAGATTCTCCTCACTATAAAGTATAACTCCACGACAATTTCCATCCTGCAGCTCGGCGGCAGCGTGACACTCGTCGCGAACGGATCGGGCTGGGCTGTCGATTACCAGAGGATTTAACAATGGCTGCTTTTCTTTCCCCGACACCTACACTGCGTTTCTATGGCACGAACGGACACCCGCTCGCGAACGGCTGGCTCATCACGTACGACCACGAGACCTCCGAGCCCGTGGCGACATGGTCCGACCCTGAAATGCAGAACGCGAACCCGGTCCAGATCGGGCTCGACGCGAATGGCGAGCCGTCCGTGGACGGCCACCCCGCCGGCATCTTCCTGGAAGAAGGCAAGCTCTACAAGTACCGCTGGTACGACAAGCACGGCACGCCCGTCGGCGAGGCCGACTGCATCGCCTCCGCGCAGAAGATGCTCGTCGGCAAGACTCCGATCATCGTGTACCCGGAGACGGGCGAGGTCGGCATCATCAAGAACGGCATCGGCCGCGACCTGCTGAAGAACCCGCACAACCTCGTCCCGGATTCCAGGTACCTGAAGTACAAAGACTTCGGCGGGAACGTGGTTGTGACCCTGTGCGACGCGCTGCAGACGTGGCTCGCTACGGAGGGCTACACGCCATGAGAGAATCGGTAATTTTAGGAAGCGAGAGCCCAGACGCAGACGTGCTCGTGTATGACAAGGACGTGGCGTACTACGAGGGCGCCATTATCGACGACCAAGGTGACATCGTCGTGGACGATGCCGGCGACACAACAATTTATGAATACGTGAAGTAATCACAAGGAGAGCGAAAAATGGCTTTCAAGAGAATTAAAGACTGGCTCGTCACAATCACCTCGTTCCGCACGGGTGACGTGATACCCGTGGACGGACCGAGCGGTACCGCGAAGATGGCGAAGGACGACTTGCTGCGGGAGACTGCGGAGAATGCGCATGATATTGTCACTTACACGTCTATTCAAGACTTGAAGGAAAGTGCTGGAGATGTGTTTTCGCAAGTTGATGGAAAAGTTTTGCGAACTACTGAATTTCTTGATTTTGAAAGATTTGGATATGAGAATTTTGGTTCACTAGGTTCTACTGCTGTAACACCTTCGATTTATTTTATATCGGAAAAGCCTAGTGATGGCGTGTGCAGCGGGATTCTTTTTAAATACGTTAGTGCCGATGCCGTTAAAATATACAAAGTCAAGAGCGACCTTTCAGGGAGTGGCGATACTTACGAACAGATTATGTCGTATACTCCAAGTAGCATATATTCAGGGAAAAATGTT